TGAGGACTTGGGCGAATCTGTAGCGGTTGTCACGGAGAAACTGTCTCCACAGGGGGTAGTCACAGTTCCGAGGCCAACTGACGATGACATCCGGTTTCACACCTCAGCCCAGGAGATGAGCGTCTGGAAACCGCGCTTCCACTCATCGACCTGGCCCTGGTCCATGCCGGTCTGCTCGATGTAATCGTGGAGGGCGAGCTGGTAGGCCTTGTGGTGCTCTGGGAGTGCGCCGTCCCACTTCTCTACGACCCGCTGCCACCAGGACATCCGCTTGTTCCAGTCGTACAGGTCATTGCGGATCGAACGGATGTGGTCCGTGGTGTCCTGGCCCGACAGGAAGTACGAGCCGTATCCAGACGAGAGGCTCCCGACGTGGAACCACGGTGCATCAGTCCATTCCGCGAGCTTCTCCTTCTGCGCCCGATATTCGGGCTCGAGGGAGATGCGCAGGCCCATCAACCGGAGCTGGAACGAGGCCCAGACAAAGGTATCGCCAGCTACCTCATTGACTGTCTTCCCTAATCCCGGAATCTCTCGCCCACCCGGCCAGCCCGCCGCCCCGAAGTTGTGATCCGTCCTGAGAAGGTCTCCCCGTTTCGCGAACAGGAAACACGGCCACAGCGCAGGACCCGTCTCTCCTGACAGGACTTGATGCTGGCCGAATCGAGCATTGGCGAGCTGGATCAGCTCGGGTGAAGCGGAACCTCTCGGACAACCAACGACATCGGTTTCACCCGACTCGATCCGCTTGAATTGGTAGTCGACGCAACCCCTCCGACGAACGAAGGCATCGTCCTCGCACAGCATCACGAGGTCTGCCGATGTCCGGTCGATCAGTTGGCCGATCACCGCTCCGTGGTCTATCCGTTCGGTGAAGACGACCGCGGCGTGAGGGACTGCGTCCACGCACCCTTGGATGTATTCGCGTATCTCGGGGTCGTCCTGCCCGCAGACCTGCACCAGCAGCTCGTCGACCTCGTTCGCCCATTGCCGGTAGTGACGGAGCCAGTAGGCGTTGAGGAAGGGATCAGCACCAGCCGGGAGGAGTGCCGCCCTACTCATCCCAGTTGATCCACGGCTCGATGATCGGCGTCCAGTAGTCGACGTCGACGCCTGCCCGGGCTATTTGCTCTCGGTGGTCGTAGCCGATCCGGCGCCACCACCAGAAGCGATGCGCCCAGTCCCTTCCCTCGTTCGAGTCACCCATGCCTTCCCGGGCCGAGTCGGGATCGTTGGACAGTCCTCCCGCGTGGAACCAGGGAGCACTACCAGGGAACTGCTTCTGGTACAACTCCTTGTAGTTGACGTCGAGGACGATCGGGACCCGATCCCTGAGCTGGAAGGCGACCGCTGTCATGGTGTCGGTGGTCATTGATGAGGGGACTTGGAACCCGAGGCCCGGGATGGGTTCTCCCTGGCTCCATGTCCACGACTCGAAGCGGCGATCCGTATCCATGAGATCCGAACGTCTCGCAAAGAGGAAAGCCGGCCAGAGTCCATGACCCGATGATCCATCCGGTCCCACGACCGGACCCCACTTGGTCTCCGCCGCCTGTCCGATGACAGGATCCATCCCTCCACGGGGACAACCAACGACACAACCCGATCCTGCGAGTCTCAGTCGTTCCGAGATGGCTCCCGGCTCCCGGACGAAGGCGTCGTCCTCGACGAAGACGACCGTTTCCGCGGAACAGTCATCCAATAGCGCCCGCATGGCCTGTCCATGGCCCAACTTGCGGTTGATGACCGTGACCCGGGCCCCAACCGACCGGTATAGGTGTTCCGCGCTCGCAGAGCCGTTGATGAGGACGTGGAGTTCGTCAACTTCCCCTTGCCACTTCTGGCGGTAGTTGTTTAGCCAGTAGCGGGCGAGCTTCGGGTCTCCAGGAGTTGGTAAGAGAGCTGCTGTACTCACTTCCTGACGGCTGCGAAACCGCCCGGGCCAGCCTCGTAACCAGTGAAGGTCACGTCATGAGTCGGGGAGAGAAGATCGAGGAGATGTCGTTGAGTCTTGTGGCCGTTGGGGTGCCACTCACCCACGATGAGATCGACCGTGGAGATGGCAGGGTCTTTCAAGACTCGGAACTCGCAGCCCTCGCAGTCGATCTTGACCAGAGAGAGGCGGTCGGTCCCAAGTTCCCGCATCACCGCCCCGATCGAGATGCAGGCGATGTCCCGGGTCTCGTGCTCGAGGAGGGGTTGCCCGGTCCCTTCGATTAGGGATGCGTCCCCGATGAAGGCGTGGTGCTCAGCTGCCTCTGTGCCTCGGTAGCGGTAGTTGATGGTGGTCCGGGTATCTTGGGGTGTCCCGCCGGCTGCCTCGAAGATGACGAGGGACAGCCCGTTCGCTTCGGCATTCACCCGGAGGAGTTCGACGTTATCGGGGACCGGCTCCACGCAAGCAACCGTCAATCCCGGGTTGTCGATGGCGAGACCTATCCCGACCGACCCGATGTGCGCCCCGATGTCGAGGGCGAAGCCCTGGAAGGTCCTTCCTCCGAGGCGGTATTCGTCCTCGTTGAGAGCGGACCACAGCGTGTTCCAGTCCGATGAGTTGGTCCGGTAGTGCATCTGGACCGAGTTGCCGTGCGGGGACTGGAACGTGGCAACGCCAGGGGGATAAGTGATCACCAGTCGCCGCAGTCATGCTGGCCGCGCAGCACCTCGATAGCGAGGCGGATACGACCTTTCCAGTCGCCAATCCGATAGCGCAGCCGGTCTCGCCACGTCCACCTGGAAACGGGACGGTGGAGCATGTCGCGGTAGATGCTGTCCCGGGTGACTTGGAACAGCATGTCCTCCGCTATTCGGTCAGGGATGAGTCGATTTCCCACGGCAGAGCGCCTCCGTGTTGAGCGCAGCGGGTGGACCCCGGACGAGCGCTCTTTCGCCCGGGGACCATGAAGTGGCCGGTTAGGTCCGGCCAGTCCTGCCTGATGTCGCACGGCAAGGCGGGGGTGAGAGATGCTGGTTACAGACCTGTCACACGCTGGACCTTGCCGGTCAGCACGTAGGGATCGGCGTTGAACGCAATCTCCTCCTCTGCCCGGAACCCGGTCACGTTGCGGTCGAAACGGGTTCCCGCCTCATCGCTCACGTCAATCCGGTAGTCCTGGCCGAAGAACAGGTCGATGTCGTTCCACGCTGCGATCAGCGCGGTTCCTGTCGTCAGGAAGCCCGAGTTATCCCGGAAGACCGGAACGCCCCACAGCGGGAACGACCGCTGCGATGCGTTGACCTGCGGACCGTCACCAGGGGCGAGCGCCCAGCCACCTGAGCCTGAAGAACCCAGAGTCTCGACCGCCAGCTCCCACCAGTCGGTGGGGGTCATGACAACTGCCGTGGCATCGCAGGCACGCGACTCCAAGGCTCCGAGGCCGCGACCGATCGCCGCTGCCCGTGTCTCGGATGAGAGGGCGGTGCTGTACGTCGACGACGCTGCGGCGAGCGACGTCAGGATGCCGTTGGGCTGGTTGTTGGCGCCTGTCCCGGACAGGATGTAATAGGCCTCGCCTTTCCAGAAGGCCGTTGCCAGCTTGTTGCGGACCAGTCGCTCGGCGGCACCCTCGGAGTACCGGAGGAGCTGGTTGCCGACGTCGATGATCCGGGCCAGCGGGAACAGGTTCGCCGTGGCCGAGCCGAGGGTGAAGTCGCGGGTGTCCTTGTTCGAGCCGTACGACCGGGACTCACCGCCCTGGCCCTGTGCTCGCTGGAGGGACGAGTCGTCGAGCTCGTAGGGGATGTCCACGCCATTCCCACGGACGCCGGGGACGACGTTCATGATCTGGCGGTAGATGTTCCGACCCTGGCAGATCTCGACGACTTGCGCGACGAAGTTGTTGGGGATGATGTAGCCGCCGTTGGCGTCGGTGTCGCCCACGGTTGCCTTCATCGCGTCGGGGCCGGCAATCTGCTCGAACGCGGCCCAGTTGGACGGTGAGGGGTACTTGTTGGCAACCCACAGTGCCTTGAGGAACGTCCCGAAGGGCGCCTCATCGCTGACCTGTGAGCCTGACGCTCCAGCGAGGATCGCGGCGGCCTTGGAAGCGGGGCGGAAAGCCTCGTCCATGCGCGCCTTGAGCGCCTCGAGATCACCGCTGATCTCGGTCTGGCGCTTCTCTTCGAGCACTTCCTCGAGGGATTCGGACTGAGCCGCCAGTTCCGCCTTGATGGAGTCGTAGCGGTCCTTGGGCATGTCTGCTTTGCCCTGGACCTGTTCGGCCAGGGTCGTCACCGAGGCGGTCAACGCCTCGATGCGGGTATCCAGTTCTGACAAGGGAGCCCTTTCTGCTCCCCGTAGAGCGCGCCGGGGTGGCTAGGTGACGAGGCGCAAGGCCTCGTCAAGCTGATCCAAGGTGGATGACAGCCTCGCCATCGCCGGGTCACCGCCACCTGAGGGCAGGTCGGACTCCAGGTCAGTCGTGAGCGTGTCGAGGTCCGAGAGAATCCCGCGGATAGCGGGGTCCAGCTCGATACCGGCAGAAGTGAAGTCGTCCAGAGCCTTCGACGCTGTCACGCGGGAGAAGGCGTTGGACGGGGTGAACGTGAGGGTCTGCTCGACGTGCGGCCAGACGAGAATCTCGCCGGTCGAGCGGTCCATCTTGATGAGGTGGGGCATGGAGCCGGACGAGCCGTACATCTTGCCGGCGGCGATCATCTGGTTGAGGCGTGCGAAGTACTGGTTCTGCCGTTCCAGCCAGATCGGTGCCCACCAGCCGTCGTTCTCCTGGACGAGTTCACCTTCGATTCCCACATCCGAGTCCCCGAGCTGGGGGTCCTGGCCGTGGTGGAAAATGACCGGGCGTTCCTTGAACCAGTGCGGCTTGATGTCGGTTCGGGGAGAGAAGTACTCCCCGTCGAGATCCTTCCCACCCTTGAGCGGCCCACCAAAAGGAATGGCAAGCACCCGCCATTTCGCCGTGCCGATCTGCTCGGCTTTCAGGTACTCGGACTTCTGGCCCATGCCTTCCGCCTTTGCGTGTGCCTGAAGATGGCCCTTGCCGCATTGGGTGTTAGAGAGGTCGCCAACCCGCGACAGCGCAGCCCGAAGATGCGGGAGGTCGAGCTTCCCCTGGGCGTTGTGGTGCGGGTAATGCCGACCTTCCGAATCGACGCAGGCGAACGCGCTGTCAGGAAGGGCGGTGACGTATGCCGATGACCATACGGCCTTGGTTTCCATCAGTCAGGCTCCAGGAAGCTACCGGAGAGGAGTGCCGCGAGGGCGGATTGGTTTGCCAACGCAAGGAGCGCGCGGCCGTAGGCGGTCGTGGTAAGAGCTGCGATTGCCGTCAGGTCGGAATCGATGGGTTGGTACAGCAGATCGGCTGCTGCCTGGGTCAGTCCGCCGCCCCCACCACCGGCTCCTCCGACCCATGTCGCACCGGCAGGCCCGCGGTCGCCCTTTTCGCCTTTCTCGCCCTGTTCTCCCTTGTCACCCCGAAAGCCGCGTGGACCGCGGTCTCCCTTGGGTCCGGGCGGGCCTTCGGGGCCCTCTGGCCCTCGCGGTCCGATGGGGCCAGGAATGCCTTGGGGTCCGGGATCGCCCTTGATCCCCTGGTCTCCCTGCTTGCCTTTCAACCCCTGGCGCGCTGGATGCTGCTGAATGGCGATGAGGGCGGCAGTCACCTCATCCACTGTTCGGCACCTGTCGGGTGACTGCGACCCTCCCTTGATCGTCATACTCGATGAAGGTCGCCATCGGTAACGGAATGACGTTGTCGACCTTGACGTTGACGACCGGAGGCTCGATCTGTGCCTTCTCGAAGTAGGGGACGACAGGCGCCCAATCCAAGGTCCCGTTCGGGTGGTCGGTGATGTTCTGCGCGTCATCGAGCGCGAAGGTCACGCCGTCTCTCGCAGCACATACCGCGTCCTTATCACCGTCGAACGCGACAACCTCCCGGATGCCGAAGCGGTCGTAGCCGGTCAAGGCGGCGCGGTTATAGCTGAGAGCCGTTTCGGTCCTTGCGATGGTCTCGGCGCGGAGATCGCCCCACACTTCGACGCCGTTCTTCATGCCGGCGTTGAACACGCCTTTGTAGGACTCGGTCGGGACGCCGTCGATGATCTGCGGGATGGAGTAACCGCGTCTTACGCCTTCCGAGACCTCCGCTACCAGCGCCTCCCTAGTAGTCTCGGTGATGTCCTTGATCCGCGAGCCGCCGTATTGGAGAAGGTCATCAAGCACGGCCTTGGTGAACTGCGGTTGGACGAATCGCTCGACTCGGTTCGAGACAACCTGCAAGGCACCTCTCCCGACGTCTACGTAGATGCCACGCATAACGTTGCGGAGCGCTTCTTCCTCGGCGGCGATGTCGAACCATTCAGGCTCCGCCTTCATCCGGGCGGCCTTGGACTGGGGGAGGATAGTTCGGATGGTGTTGGCGATCCGTTCCTTCTGGTCCTGGAAGAAGCCGGCCATCGTCCCCTTGGCCCGGAGCGATACCGGGTCGACCACGGCCTCGCGCTCCGACCGCATCTCCTCGGCCTTGGACGCCTTGCCGACCAAGGTCTGTTGGGTGGCGGTGCTATCTCGCGGCGTTGAGTCTCGAACCACGACCCGGGCGCCTTGGGTTTCCTTGGCCTGATCCGCTGCTTGAGCTTGCTTCTCGGGATCAACGAGGGGAGGAAGGCCGTTGAACTTGATGTGGTCGAGTCCTGCTGCCTGAACGACCTCCTTGGCGTCGAAGCCGAGCGAGATCAGGGCGCGCATTGCTCCGGCCTTCTCCAGCAAGCTCGGAGCGTCGTCGAGGTTCGGTTCCTCGATCTCGAAGTCGTAGGTGGAACCGATAGCCTTCTCGTACCGGGACAGGAGACCAACCTGGATCGTCTCCTCGAGGAGCTCGACCCGGGGGTGGATGCAGCCCTCGTAGTACTCGCGTCTCTGATAGCGGCGGTTCTCGCCGGAGTTCAGTCCTGATGGGTTGGGGACGCCGAGCATCACCGGATCAATCGGGAACGCGGTCAGGATGTTGTCGCGGTTCAGCTCTGCGAGCTCGGGGATGCCGATCTCGGCTGGAGTAGAAGCCCCTTGGCTGTATTCCATCGGCTCGGGGAACAGCAGGAGACGCTTGGCAGCCTGCCCGTTGGAGATCGTCGAACGCCAGGCGTTCTGAGCATCCCTGAACTCGGCTTCATCTAGCGCGCGTTCCTTGGGCCAGAGCATCCCCGCGAGACGTCCGCCAGTCTCGAGGACGTTGGCCGTGTGGGTTGCCATGAGGTTTGTGAGGGGTACCTCGGCGTACACAGCTTCCACGACCCCGATACCCCACACGTCATCGTCCGGTGAGCCGGTGGCGAAGTGAAGGATCTCGTTCGGCTCGAATGGAACCCCACCTCCAGGACGGTTCTTGTCCATGACCCAGCCGATCAGCTCGCCCCTGGCGTTTCGGCTAGGCTCCATCCGTGCGGGGGAGATGCCGTATACGGACTTGGGGAGGCCGTAGAAGACGTCAGGTGATTCCAGATACCAGAAGGCATTCCCCGCCATGTCGATGCGGATCTGCGTCTTCTGGCGGAGCTGTCGACCGGTCTGGTAGGGGTTGGGGCGCTCCATGAGACGGAGGAACTGCCCGATAGGGTCTAGCTGCTCCCACGGCTTGAACAGGTCCGGCTCGATGACCTCCGCCTCGTTCTCGCCCGTGTCGTCTTCCGGCGCGACGTGGACCTTGAGCGAGGCGATATCGCTGCTAATCTTGGATTCTGCCTTGTAGAACCAGCCGACCTTGTAAGCCTTGAGGTACGCCTCCATCCGCTTCTGCGGCGTGTTGCCGAGGGTGTACAAGGGACGATCATTGATGAGCGCCTGCACACCGGCACCGGTCGCTGCCTTGCGGGTTACGGGTTCGTTCCGGCCCATGAGCCAGTCGAGGAAGGTCACGCAGCAGCTCCAAATGAGGAGACCCGGCGGCGAGCGCGTGACCGGGCGTAGAGGGCGAGACAGAAGGCGTCAGCGAGGTCCGGGGAGGGAAGGCCTCTGGCCTTCATCTCCTCCTTGGACTCGATCTGCACCTTGCCGGACGAGGTCATCCGGTAGG